TACCCAGCGACACCAGCACGAGTAAGGCGCGAATCCTTTTTCACTGAGGCGTCTTACTTCTTTTTCTTCTTTGCTTTGGTCATCATCATTGACTTGCCAGATTTAGCAGGGGCTTTCTTTGCCATTGCCATACCCTTTTCGCCGTAGCTATAACCTTTTCCACCGCTCATTTTCATTTCAATTCTCCATCAACTAAGTTTAAATTATCCCACTCTCCACACAGTGCCATCGCTGTATACGGGAACAAAGTTAGCACCCGCGCCAGCAACAGTAGCAGCAAATGTCGTAGTGCTTCCGTCAGTAATAAAAGCCCGTGCGCCAGTGTTACCAACAGGATTGATAAGCTGGGCAAAGGTTGATGGCGTTGTCTGAACCGAATTACAAACAACAGCGTCAAAGTTTTCTTCAACATATTCAATAAGCGTTGTGACAGAGCAACGACGAGCATCGCCTTGGTTGGTTACGAATAATGGTAACTGATCTCCGCCAGAGACCTGTGTTACGGTTGGTAGCTGATTAATGGTAGGCATGGTTTAACTCCAATCAAGGGGGCCATCAGGCCCAGCATTTACAGAATCATAAGGAATCCGCACATAAGGATTATCCCACCGCCAAGGCTTGTTGCCCTGACCTAATGGCATTGTTGATGGAAGCTGTTGTTCAAGCGGGAATGTAGCGCGTTGCAGCAATACATTGTAAGCGCCCTTAGCTGATACCTTAGTGTCAGCAGATACAGCCTTACCATAGCCAGGAGCAATCCGAATGGCTAGGTTGGTGATGATAGCTTCCCATGCGCTGTCAGGCACATTGGTTTCTGTATCTAGGTCGCTGTCTTGTGGGCTGCTTGGCATTGCGTATGCAAGGCGTATGCCAGCAGCGTTCCATTCAGCCATCATGGAATCTAAACGGCGCAAAGCGGCCTCTAGCTGTTCAGGCTGAAGGTCAAAGACGTAATCTGCCAAGCCTATTTCTTCAAAGGCTGACGTTACGAACTGGCGCTTTGTATATCCCATTTCAGACTTCCAATGCTGACGTTATGCGATCTGACAGCGTTATATCAGAAGTTCGTGCATTAAACGATACCCCTAATTCTTTCGCCTTAACTTCCAGTTCCTCACGGCTTGGGCCAGAGACTTCATCAATCCCAACAGCTTTAGCCTTTGGCTTCTTGTCTAGCTTGCTTGCAGCAGCTTCATAAGACGCAGACCAGCCCTTGGCGATCAATGCGTCAAATGCTTCCTGATCCGCAGCGCCTCTGTAACCATAGGTCAACCCACGTTTCTTCTTGTGAGGCCCAGGGATGCGATAAAGAATGGTTGGGAAGTCTGTCACTTGGTTTTGCCCTTCACTGGCTTGGCAGTCTTTGCCGATGCGATGAAGTCAGCCTTCGTTGGCGCACCTTTGCTGCCGACCTTCTTCATGCGCTCTGGTGTCTTGCCAGCAGCCTTCTGAGCCTTAATGCGATTCCGTTTCGCATTGATATTGGCATACAATCCCATCTTCATTTCTTTGCCTTCCGCTTAGGAGCCTTCGATGGCTTCCCTGCTTTCATTGCTGCATCGCGTGCTACATTGAGCGCAATAGCTATGGCTTGCTTTCTGGGGCGACCAGACTTTTCTTCCATCTTGATATTCTTGCCGATGCTTGCGCGGCTGAAACCTTTTTTCAATGGCATTGGTTTGCTCCTTGAAGAAAGAGGGGGAAGCCGAAGCTCCCCCCATCCCTATTAAGTTTGGTTGAAAAGCAGGATACCTGCCATTTCTGGGTTCGTCATAACCACACCATACAGTGTGTCCAGCGTGTAAAGCGTCTGGAAGGTCAGTGGATCGAAACGCTTGGTCATTACCAACTCGATACCCTGATCTGTCGATGCACGAAGAACGTCAACGCCAGCGCCATCTGGAACAGCATAGCGGCCTGGGAGGAGTTCAATCGAATCCTTGCGCCAGAACGGGTTGATGCTTGAAGCAGCAATGTTCAAGAAGTTGAGCGGAGATGCGGCAGACGCTGCAACCAATTCAACGTTCTTGTACTGCAATTCAGCATCAGTTGCTGGAGCAGTCGCAGCGATGATCGGTGGCGAGATAACCATCGATGTGCCGTTGACAACTTCAATGACGCGAAACGTCTTGAGTTCGCCAGTCGAACGCTTCGTGATGTGGTGAACAGCTTCAATGCCATCAATCGTGAACGCATCGCCAGCAAGAACGCCAGTTGTCGAGGAGACAGTGACAGTCTGATAGCGGTTGTCAACGTTCAGGATACCCGAAACACTGTTGGTTGTCGCCTGTGGAACATACTGAGCTTGAGCGCCAAGAGTGTCAATGGTGACAGTTGCAGTGTTAGCAGCACAACGGTTAGCATAGTCAAGTTTGTAGGTTGAGAAGCTTGCGACTTCACCAACGAACGAACGCTCATATGCGTTAGCCGACTTCGTGCCAGTGAACGAGCGAGTCGCTACTGCCAAGTTACCAGCCATACCGTTATAATCGCGGCTCGACAAAGCAAGGTAGCGATCACCAGCCATAACACCCTGTTCGTTCATGATGCTGTCGCAAAGTGCAACATCGTCATAATCGCCAGCAGCGGTAGCTACGTCAACAACAAGCGTACCCTGAGCAGCAGCCAAATCCATAACGGAAAGGTTGATGTCCGAAGCAAGCTTCTGCTTTGCAGCATCGCCAAGACGGTTTTCTTGCAGCGCGTCACGAAGTTCCAAAGCATTCATTTCCCACGCAGAGCAAGGGCTGAAGCCCAAGGTCGAAGGAACAGAAAGCTGGGTCATCGTCTGAACATTAGAAGCAATCGTCGTACCAACAGTACGAGTGAACGACTGAGCGATGTATGGTTGCGGACGCCACATGGTGTCACGAGCGCGTTCCATAGTTACGCCATTGGTGTTGTAGATGTTGACGTTCTTTGAAAGGATCAAAGCGTCATGGAAGCCTTCAAGAATATTCTCAAAGGCAACAATTTCTTCTTTTGAAAAAGCATTTGCCATTATATTAACTCCGAAAAATTAGGTTTTCTTATTACGACGCTTATACTCCATGACCTTTGATAAGTCTCCGGTCTTCAAAGCTTCAGCGCGTAAGCGTTCAAGTTGTGAATCAATGGAACCAGATACACGCCCACCGTTTGAGGTGATTGTACGTTCTGGCGTGGTTGTCGCCCTACGGTTAGTTACTTTCAACTGAGTCTCCAGTTTTGCTACCGCAAAGGCAAACTTTACGGGGTCGGTGATTGCTGCCAGTTCCTTAGCTCGCTTAGTGCTTTTGCCAATTGCGTAAATAAGCAAAGCAGGATTGTCAGAGCCTTGTAGAACTATCCCTTGTTGCGTGACGTTAAACGTATCTAAAGCCGTAGCTTCAGCTTCGTCATAGTCCCGCACCTTCAACGAAGATTTTGCCTTCGCATAGGAATTAAGCTTGTCCTGCCATGCTTTAGACTCAGCATCTCGCTGCGCTTCTGCCTTGGCTTCCACTGAATCGTATTCGCGTTTATGCTCATACCAATCAGCAAGCTTTTGTTCATACTCGTCGGAGTCATAGTCGCAACTTTCAAGCGTTGGCTTAGTTACTAATGCAACTGGTTTGGTCTCAGTTGCTGCCGTATTTAGCTTTGCTTCCAGTTCGCGTATCTTCCGCTCTTTTTCCCGATTTGATTTACGCAATTCACGCACCCAAGCTGGCGCACGAACTTCTTCATCTTGAGGTGGCGATTCCTCTCCGATAGATATTACGACTTCATCTTCGTCATCTTCTTCCTCATCATCAGCCTGGTCGATGGAATTGGTCTCATCTTCCGCTTGGTCATTGATGTCTGTGTCGATGTCTATTGTGTCGATGTTGTCGTTATCCAGTTCTGCCGTTTTCATGTTTTAACCCCATTAACTCACCCAAATTGTGTGGAGGGTGGAACCACATTCATTTGCGGCTGTATTGCAGCCCCAATCTTTTCAGCAGTCTCAATAGCGGACTTGCGTTCGTCTATATCGACGCTTGATAGCGTTTGAATTGTCTTAGCCTTCGTTTCTTCAGAACGCGCCAAGGTGTATTCAGTGTCAGCCTGTGCCTTGATAGCCAGTGCCTGTGCCTTAGCAGCCTCTGCCAACAGATAAGCAGTCTGTGGATCTTGAGGCACGTTAGCTTGTGCCTCCATCATCTGCTGCTGTTCTTCTTCCGTTGGCTTCAGAACGCCCATCTGGACTAGCTGCTTGCGGAAGTATTCCTTGATGTCGCCAATGCCCTCGCCTTCCATGTTCATGATAGCCATAGCTTGCAGAACCTGTTGGGTTGTTGGATCGGTAGTAACTTGCATCATGCCTGTAAGCGCACGGACTGTAGCGTCACGGCGGCTGCTTGACGATGGGCCTACGTCTACGGCAACATCGAACAAGGCATCGCCTAGGTTGTTTTCGTAAATCAGTTCGCCTGTTTCTTCGTCGATCTGTGGCTTCATCAGTTCAATCGAACCGACTTCCTCCATAGCGCCAACGGTTTTCATCTTGCGCTTTTCTTCAACGTAGATGTCTTTCGACATTGACAGCCATATCTCACCACAGCGCCGCACAGCCTTAGCCATGTTGCTCATGTAAATAAACGTCTGCATATCTAAGCGGGTCTGGATAAGCTCTACAGCCTTGCCGCTGATGCCACTGACCATCTTGTCGGCTTGCTGGGTGCTTCCCAGTATCTCAGCCATGTCCTGCTCAGTCAGAGCAAGTAATGCTGCCATTGCTGGCGGAATCTGTGCGGACTTGGTGTAAGCAACTGGGCCAGCAGCAGTAGTCTCGCCGTTTGGCCCCGTGATTGGATTGATTAACAGATAGGGATAATTGCGTAGGTTATCCTCTGCCCACATTACCTGATGGCCTGAGACTTGCTCTGGCATCAAGATAGGCTTTTCAATAGATGAAAGCGCACTGATCTCACCCAGCTTCGATAGCTGCATATTCTTCAAGCGCTGTGGATCTTTAGCTAGGCGCACATGGCCCATGCAACGCTCAACGTTATCGACAAACCAACGCTTGCCATAGACAGGAACAATCGGAATGTTCTTGCCAGCAATGTAGCCCATATCGTCAAGGATGCCGCCACCGCTCATGATATACTTGCGGACGCGCTTACGCTTAGTACGCTTCTGGCGTACTTCTACAGTTCCAACAGCGGCTAGTGTTTCCTCTAGCGTTTCGTCTGCATCGAAGTCCGCTTGCGTATAGCGTTCTTCTTCGCCTTGGATCGTCAGGAAGATGCGGACTGTCTCACGCACTTCTTCAACGCGATAGTATTCAGCGACGAACACAACGTCAGGCGTATCCCAATCAAACTCATATTGATGGATTACTTTGGGCCATGTTGCTGGGTCATCATTCCATTCAGCCTTGTAAGCCTCATAGGTCATGGAATACAGCACGAAACAATACTTAGCGTCAGCCTTGTCCTGGCGCTTTGCATCCAGATCAAAGAACACGGAGCTATCAGCGTCATAGATTGGCTCTATGCGGATGCGTTGGCGTTCGTCCTCGTCGTTTTCTTCATCTTCATACGCAGTGCGTAAACGCCATGCGCCATAGCCACCGCCGACTGCTTCCTCAAAAGCGTTGTCGTATGCTTCTTCTGCGCCGCTGTCCCGTTCGTCTGCACGATAAAGACCGTTGCACGTTTCTGTTAGCTTGTCGTTTGCTTCGCCATCTTTGCTCACAAAGTCTACAGCGATGCGGTTGTTACGGTATTCGTTGATGATACGAATGACGCTAAGGTGAATCTTGTTTACCTCAAAGCGTGGTTTATTTTCGTATTGGTCACCTAGTGGGCCTTCCCACTGCGCTCCAGCTATGGAGTAGAAGCGTCGATCTTGTAAGCACTGCAAGCGCTCATCACGCACAGATGTTTGAACACGGTCGAACTCCGTCATCGCCTGTTGATGGATGTTCTGGAACCGTTGTTCTTTATTCAATCGAGCCATTTACCACCTACTCACAGTTGCCAAAGGTTGCACATCGAAAGTCTTTGTAGGGACTGCTCGACGTATGGCCTCGCACGCATAACGTAGCGCGTCTATAAGGTGATTATCACGATCTGCAAGGATTGGCAAGATTTGTCCTGTCAAGGGGTCAGTTTTATAACTATAGCACGTTAATTCGTCAATCGTGTGTTGGCAGCGAGGGTGAACAATGATGTCGTAAGACTTCAACCATTCGACGCCTTCCTCTACAGACTTAGGCCCTTTGACTGCTGCCATGATCTTTGGAAAGCCATGTTTACGCATATGGCTGATGGTTTCAGGTCTGGCGCTATCGGCAACGATGGGCCACTTTTCAGAGTCAGGCACAGTAAAGAATAGGTCAGGCGTATCCATAATCTCACAGCCTACACGATACGCTTCATGATCGACATAGATTGTTCTGCCAACAACATGGCAGCGGATTAGAACTGTCGGGTCAGATGCAAAGCCCCAGTCAGCGCCAAAGCGGTGCGTTGCGTCATCTGGTGTATCGAAGTCCTCAATCTTCCAGTTGCGGAATACCCGCGCCTCGCTGTTTGATGAATAGCTTCCCAGCCATACATGCTTGTATTTGTCAGGGTCTCTGTCCCTGTCGTATTCCATTTCGTTTTTTAGTACGTCAGGGAACCAAGGATTGTCTCGATAGTTAACCTGGGCAACGATAGCATCAGGTGGTGGGCTTGGGCCTCGTAGCAGCATATCAATCGGGTCGCTAATGTTTAGCGGGTTCCATGTGAACCATAGCTCACTGTCTGGCTTACGGATTGTCGGACGTAATAGGTCGAGCGAGCGTTGCGATAGCGTCTGCGATTCTTCCACCCAAGCGCAGTCATAACCTTCTAGCGACTTAATGGAATCGGCAGTGTGGTTCTGCATCCCCTGGAAGATGATTAGTCCATCGCCATGCACGGACTTTATTTGTGCTTCTTGAATCTCAAAGTAATCCTGAACGCCAAGCTGCTCAATCTTTAGCTCCAGCAAACGCTTGACTGACTGCGATAGCGACTTCTGTATTTCACGGACGCAAACTGTCCTGCGCCGCTGATCCATAACGTGCGCTTCGATAACCATTTCCGCAAAGGCATGGCTCTTGCCTGATCCACGTCCACCATGAGCGCCCTTGTAGCGACTAGGCTTTAGGAATGGCTTGAACCATCGCGGTGTTTTAATCTTCAGCGTTGTCATCAGTCACTTCGCGCACGATGCGTGTAACCATGTTGCCAGTGATACTCAGCTTAGTTGGCTCGTTGAAGCCGTGCATTACGTTTAGCTCTTTAACGGCTGCTGTCATGCCTGTTGATGTCTTTGCATCCTGGGCGATGCGATACGCTTGTATCAGCCCTTTGACAGACATTTCGCGTGTCCATAATTGCTTCTCAACTACCTGTGATTTTAATTCATCAACCCTTAGAGCAACCTTAGAGTTTTTCATCAGGTTAGATGCTTGCACATAAATGCTGGCTTCAGATGCAGTCTTGGAGTCATAAGCCATGCGATAAGCATCAGCTTGACCTAAGCCATCAGCGATTCCCTGAGCGAACAGTTCCTGCTTTGCTGTAAGTTTAGCTTGGGTCATTATTTACCACCTATCTCTGCTTAAATAGCTTCTGTTGGTTTTACACCTAACCATTGCTCGCATACTGCACGAGCAACTTGTTCAGTCATTTTAGGAGGTACACTCATGCCAATCATATACTTTCCAATTTTATCTGTTTTAGCTTGATAATCATCTGGGAAACTTCCAAGACGCTTCCATTCGCGGAAAGTTAGTTTTCTGCACTCATTCCAATGAGTAAAATTATCAAATGTTGCGGTTAGTGTACAGGAAGGTTTCTTGCTGCTAATTTTTTGATGCGAAAAAGCATTGTTTCTGCCTTCGTACTTTTTAAAATAATCTGCATAACATCCTCCTTCTGGAGTTTTGCTCCATGCTTTTAAATCAATACCTGTTGATTTTGTATCTTTAATCTCTTCAACAGTAAGGCGCTTTAAATCCTGCGTAGCTTCTCCTGAGCTTATCCACCTATGTTTTGGCGCTAGCTTTAATGGCTGACTTTGAATGTCATTGCGGATTGCTACAAAGAAAACTCGTTCACGCCTTTGTGGGACACCACAATCGGCGCTATTTAGAAGGAACAATTGTGGACGATAACCTAACTCCTTAAATCGCTCCATTACCTTCTTAGTATAGCCCTTAGCGTTTCCAATTAGCATTCCCTTAACATTTTCAGCAATAGCTACCTTTGGTTTTAGCTTTCCTACTAAATCAAGATAATCAAAAAATAGATCAGACAGGACTTGCTTTGCCTGTCCCTCTCTAAAGTGCTTTTCTTTACCCCATGCTTTTTCTCGGCTGCCGGCCATACTAAAGGTTGAGCAAGGTGGGGAACCATCAAGAATGTCTAAGTTATAAAGTTCTTCTGGTAATTCCATTTCTAGCAATTCGCCAATAGGGCAAAGAAAATAATATTTTGGATTAATGTTTAGCTTATAATGCCAAGCCATTTCTGGATCAATGTCATTAGCTGCAATAACCTCACATCCAGCACGTTTATATCCCATGCTCGAGCCACCTCCACAAGCAAATGTGCTCATTACCTTTATTCCATTTTTTGGAATTAAATTTAGGTCTGCTAAATTCCATGCGCAATCTGGTTTATTTATCATCGTTAAACTCAAATCCACATTTTGGGCATTGATGTCCCATGTTGTAATCATCTGGGTTAATTTCTTTTGCGCTTGAATCAGGATATAAATCCTTTTCTTCGAAGGTTAATTTTGCAATTTCTCCTGCGCTAAAGCCAATTAAGTCTATGTCAAATCCAAGGTCTTTTATTTCCCCTAGTTCAATAGCTAATATTTCATAGTCCCAGCCAGCATTAACCGCCAGTTGGTTATCAGCTATAACTAATGCACGTTGCTGGGCCTCGCTTAAATAATCAAGCACGATTACAGGAACATCTTTTATCCCTAGCTTTTGTGCAGCTAGTGTCCTTGCATGCCCTGCAATAATAGTATCTTTACCATCAATTAAGATAGGATTAGTCCATCCAAATTCTTTAATACTTGCAGCTATCTGCGCAATCTGCGTATCGGTATGCGTTCGGCTGTTAGCTGCGTATGGGACTAATGTAGCTACATTGCGTTGTTCAATCTTCAGTGCGTTTGTCATTTCTCTCACTTTCATGCTCGCACAGCTTAGCTAAATAGTGCTGCGCCTTTTTCAAATCTTCCATGCCGTTCTTATCACGATAGCGAGATAAATACTTTATGCAATTACCCTGCAAATAACCTGAGAACGCTTCTGCCGACATCCAGGACTCCATTGCTTGCCAGGGCTGAACGGATTTAGATGCGTAGTGATCTCCACCAACCTGGTGTGAATTAATATTGTCCATCTTCGTCCTCATAATCATCGCCGAATGGATCATAGCCCTTTAGCATTGCATCGACTGCAACCATAATAGGCCCACTGATACGAACCTTGCCAGATTCCATCTTGCGTATGCTTGTGGCTCCATTGTCTGGTGATAGACGTAAAGCGTCAGCCATCTCTGTTACACT